TGAAATGTTGTCTACAAAGTTTTGTAATGGTCTGACGGATCGATAGATGTTGACTACATTCTGGAGTACACCGTTTCGATTCAGATCATATCCAACCTTGGGAAATTGACGAAAAAATGACATTAGATATCTCCTCCTTCACTGTTTCCTTCTTCATCTTCATTTGCTGGGTCTTCTGGGTATATATCTGCTCTCGTAAGTGCTCTTGTTTCTTGGAATGAAAGACTCATGTCGATCTCTGATGGTGCACCTCCGCGGAAGAAAGAATTTGATGTACTGTTATAAGTTGTGCTAAAAGATGTCAAGAAAGATTCGAATATCTGAGGAAGATAGTCGTTTTTCTTTGATCCATAAAAGAAATCTATCTGGAATGTCGCAGGATATTCCAAAGAAAGCTTACCAGATTTCAGTGGATACATGTTCTTACGGAAGAAATTCTCTATGTCTTTTGCTGTTTTTGATTCTTTTTCTGACTCTGCAATGAGTTTAAAGTTTAAGTTAAATGTTCTGACCTGGGTAGAATTGAATGCCATTTGTGTATATGGATTAAGTGCAACACCCTTTGCGTTTGCACCCGCAGCGGCACTAGCACCTGCAGCAGCACCTGTAGCTAAGTTTGTAACTACTCCTCCTGGAAGAACTGATCCCAATATATTTGCCTGGAGAGAAGCAGCAATTGCATCTGATGTTGTACCACTCACTGATCCTGTTTCCATGAATTCACTTACAACACTAATTGCACCACCAATCAGTCCTAGATCGAGTGTTCCATAGTCCATTGCATCAGGAAATGAAACCCCCTGAGGCATGTATAGGTGAACAATCTTCTTCTCTGGAGATCCTCTTTTGATAAGAGAGAATCTTACGTGAGGACTTCCATTTGAAACTTTCGATCTCAGATCAGCTGGAAAGACCAATATTGGTGTTTCTTCATTCTGTTCAGCCATTCTTTCTCCGTATAAATATAGTTAAACTTTATGGTATTATTTATATGAGTTACAAAGGAAGATATACAATTAAAAATAAATCCAAGTACCTTGGCAATCCAGATTCAGTTGTATACAGATCGTTATGGGAAAGGCAAGTGTTCAGATGGTGCGAGGACAATCCAAGAGTGAAGAGATGGAACTCAGAAGAGATTGTTGTACCATATAAGTGTCAAATAGACAATCGTATACACAGATATTACGTTGATCTATTGGTGGAATTAGACACAAAAGAGATTATTCTTGTGGAAATTAAGCCAAAAAAACAGACACAACCCCCAAAACAACCCAAGAGAAAGACCAAGAGATATATCAATGAAGTCATGACTTATATTAAGAACAATGATAAATGGAATGCTGCTCAGAAGTATGCAGACCATAAAGGTTGGAAGTTCCAGGTTTGGACCGAAGATACTTTAAAGAATCTAGGCATCAAACTACTGAAATCTTAATATAAATAGTACTATGGCAAGTTTATTTGACACACTACAAGCACAAGCGTTCCGAGCAGGAATACAGTCTAGGACAACAAGATCTCGTAAATGGTTCCAAAACAAGGTACAAGATCTGAGAGTACCTCCTAGAACAACCCTCTTGAAGGATGATAGATTAGAACAGACTGATAGAACAGTTTGGGGTAACATGTACATGTATTTCTATGATCCAAAGATGAAAAAAGAACTACCTTATTATGATAGATTTCCTCTTACCATTATGATACAACCAGCACCAGGTGGATTCCACGGATTAAATCTCCATTATTTGAACTATAATGTAAGAGCAAAATTCCTGGATGCTTTAATGGAAACAGCTCCTAAGAACGTAACAGATAAAACAAGATTAAGAATGAGATATGATTTACTTGCAAAGACTCGTAAGTATAAAGAATTTAAGCCTTGCTTTAAGCATTATTTAAGTAGTCACGTAAAGTCTAGATTCGCTCGTGTTCCGATGTCGGAATGGGAGATAGCAATATTCTTACCAGTAGAACAGTTTAAGAAATCTGATAAGAGAAAGGTCTGGTCAGATTCAGTACGTATCGCGAGAGGATAAAAATGGCAAACACAGTAGAAGATATGAAAGCGATTATATCCAAGAAAGGAGGTCTCGCGAAGACAAATCGATTCAATGTAATCTTTACACCTCCTTCGGCTTCATTGTTAAATCTAGATCCTCAGGCTATTATCGGATCTTTAATTGGTGGAAGATTTAATGTAAAGAATCTGATCAATGATCCGAGAGATATATCTTTGCTTTGTGAGAGTGCACAATTACCTGGAAGACAAATCACTACTCACGATTATATGGCACACAAACAATCAGTTAAAATTCCTTATACATTTATAAATGAGGATGTTAGTCTTACATTCCTTCTTACAAACGATTATTCTATGAAGGTTTTGTTTGATGATTGGATGGGTTCTATAATAGATCAAAATTATAGACTATCCTATAAAAAAGAATTCACTACAGATGTTATTATTCAACAATTAGACCATGATGATGTTCCAGTGTACGGCGTGAAATTAGAAAACGCCTTTCCTACATCATTACAGGCAATTGAATTAAATAATACATCTGATAATAGTGTACAAAAGGTAACAGTGCAATTGAGTTACGATAATTGGGTCCCAGAAGGACCGCTCAGTAGTACAGGAAGTGCTATTCGAGCAGTAATTGATGCGATAATATAATATAGGAGAATATAATGGCATTACCAAAGTTGAATGTTCCTCGTTATTCGGTAAATTTGCCGTCTACTGGGAAAAAATTAAGTATGAGACCTTACCTTGTAAAAGAGGAAAAGGTATTAATGATAGCATTAGAGTCAAATGACGTTGTTCAGATCTCGAATGCAGTGAAGGATGTTATTCAGTCTTGTTATGATATTGATGATATGGACGAATTAACAATGTTTGACATTGAGAAACTGTTCTTAGACTTACGCGGTAAGTCTGTTGGTGAGAATATGGATATCAAGATTAAATGTAAGTCTTGTGATCATATGACACCAGTAACAGTTAATGTTGACGATGTTAATGTGTCTAACCTAGATCAAGACAGAGTTATTATGTTGGATGAAAAAACCGGTGTTGGTGTGAAGATGAGATATCCCACAGTAAAGACACTACAAGGTGTGAATCCAGAAAAATTAAATTCTGTTGAAGGTGTAATGGAAATAATTGGTAGTTGTATGGATACCATCTTTGATGAAGACAATGTTTATGATGTTTCAGGAGAATCGAAAGAGTCTATCCTTGATTTTATTGATACCCTTAGTGGTGATCAATTTAGAAAAATCCAGGGATTCTTTAAAGAATCTCCAGCTATAGTATATGGCAGTAAGTTTAAGTGTGAGTCCTGTAAAGAGGAAAACGAGTTTGAGCTCAAGGGTCTAAACAGTTTTTTTTCATAGGTCTCTCGCATGAGAGCTTAACAAATTATTATCAAACTAACTTTGCCTTAATGCAACACCATAGGTATAGTTTGACAGAGTTAGAAGAGATGATGCCATGGGAGAGACAGATATACATTGCGCTTCTACAACAGTACATTGAAGAAGAAAACCAAAAGATAAAGTCGAAAAAAGGCTTTAAGGGGTTATAAATGACAGAAGAAGTTAAAAGTAATTATCATCCGGCTGATACAAACGGAGATGGTAAAGTATCGAAAGAAGAAGAAAGAATGTACTTAGAGTTCAGAAGAAAAGAACTCGAAGATATGGATGCAATGAGGGATGCACAACGCTCTATGGCATGGTTTGCACTTTTTGGAATGTTATTATATCCATTTGCCGTAGTATTAGCATCTTTATTTGGATTAGAAAAGGCATCAGATATTCTCGGTGATATGGCAGCAACGTACTTCGTTTCAGTTGCAGCAATCGTTGCAGCGTTCTTTGGTGCTCAGGCTTTTACTAAAAAATAGGGCATAAGAAATGGCTGAAGATCAAAAACCACAAGATCCTAGAGAAAAGAAAAAGGATAAGTTCCAACAACTGATTGAGCAGATGGCTAAGAATAATGAGCTATCTAAATCAACAGATGACCATTCTAGAAATTCTCGAAGACATCTATTAGAAACCAAAAAGATTAATACGAGTATAAAGGAAACTTTAGACTCTATGGTGAAATCTTCAGAGGCTTCCAAGGGTGATGAGAATGAAAAAGAAATGGAAAGGATGCAGGTTTTTGAAGATATTAGAGACTCAATTGCACAAGGATTTTCTGCCCCAGCCTCTTCAGGGGGAGAAGGCGGTGGTCCTGGATTATTA